TCAACATTATTCGGACGAAAATCTTATGGAAGATGACAGAACCGCTCAAGTTGCCGCTTGTGTGGCTGAGTTCGCAGTAGCAATTCACACAAACAGAACTTGGTCAGGAACAGTTTGGTCGAAAGAACATCATAATCGTTACAAGCATTTGGCTGATGTTGGAACAAACATTGAGGTTCGCAGAATAAGAACAAGAAAAATGGCTACCTTGCGGAAGCATCAAGTGGGCAAAAATCTAATTCTTTTTGTTGCCGAGCCAATTGCTCCAGAATTTAGAGTGGTAACAATTCATGGATACATTGGTTATGACCGTGGTTGGGAAATTGGAACTCCAGACAAGAAATACCCAGAAACTACAAAATTAGTTCCTCTTTCCGCTCTATCCCATACCAATTGCTGTAAATCCGACACGCCAACCAGCGAATTGTTAGAATCAACCTAGGTTGTTAAACTCAAGTTTATGCCTGATAAGCAGGAAAGCGTAACTTACACGTTATGCCTTTCTCAAAAACCGTGGACGACCAATGCAGAACGCGCTGGTAACAGATGGCAACGGGCAGAACTGGTAAAGACTTGGAGAACCGCTTTCAAGTTTTTAGCATTACAACAAAGAATCCCCATGCTCACTGATGTAACTATTACCGCACAACCACACCAAAAAGGTGGACGGTTGCAAGATGTGTCTGCTTGTAACCCAGCAGTTAAAGCGGCGATAGATGGATTAGTGGACGCGGGAGTTATGCAGGATGATTCCCCAGAGTTCCTAACAGCAATAACATTTCTACAACCCGTAAGAGCAGAGAACGCCTTAACCCTACACATAACAGGAACACCAAAATGATAATCGTGCCTAATAAGGACACTAACTTGCAATCTTCACTTGAAGAAGTTCGTGTACTAACAACACTGATGAATGAAAACAAAAGCAAAATCAAAGAGTTACAGGAAAGACGCCTATCCGCAATTATTTACTTGCGCGAATCAGGAGTTACCTATAGCGAGATAGCAAAGTACATGGGAACCAGTTACCAAAGCATTTACAAGGTGCTTAAAGATTCCAATGTAACGCCGAAAGTCCGTAAGAAAACTTCTAAGAAGGAGAAGTAAATGACAGCGACAACAATGAGCCTAGTCCGAGCACTAGCGTGCCGAGATGAAATTACTCAAGCAGAGGAAGACGTAGCACAAGTAGCAGTTGAATGGTTTGCTAATTGGTTACGTCACCGCGCGGAAGCAGAGTTGATTGACGGAAACCCAGCGGGTGCCGAAACTCTAAACAAGACTGCTTACGCATTACAAAACATGGAGTAAATTCAATGGGAGCCAACATACGGCTAACCGATACTGAAGTAGTCCCAATGATACTTTTATTTCCCCATCCCGAAAATGCTAGACGGGGTGACGTGGATAAAATTGCTGATTCATTAAACCACCACGGGCAGTACAAGCCAATCGTGGTTAACAAGCGAAACAATCTAATCCTTGCAGGGAACCACACTTACCTAGCGGCGAAGAAACTCAAGTGGCGAAACATTGGAGTTGTTTGGGTTGACGTTGACGAAGTTACCGAGAAAAAAATCCTTATCGTTGACAATCGGACAACCGACCTAAGTTCATACAACGAACCAGCGCTCAAGTTCATGCTTGAGGAGTTGCCTGACCTTGAGGGGACAGGATTCAATCTTGACGACCTTGGGATGCTGGATGAATTGCTTAACCAGCCGTTTGAGCCAGATAACAGTTCGGTAACGCCACCTCAATCGGATGATGACGAGTACAAATTAAACCTATTCACGTTTAAAGCGACCATTGAAGCGGTCATGTATGAAGCATGGCGAGATGACGTACTGGAAGAAGCAGGACAATCCAAGCCACGGGCAGTTCAGATAATCAAAGACCGATTAAAGATTCCCCAGCCCGAACCGCGGATACGCAAAGACCCAGCGACATTGCTATCTCCGCCAAATGAGTTAAAGACATCCATGGTGGACATAAACCAATTATGTGTTTATCCACATAATCCGCGTGAGGGTGACATTGGTGCTATCGCTGATTCACTTGCAACCTTGGGACAGTATCGCCCAATCGTGGCACGCAAAGACGGAACCATACTTGCAGGTAATCACACCTATCAAGCGGCAAAGGCTCTCGGTTGGGAAAAGATAGCAGTTACCTACATAACCTGCACGGATGATGAAGCATCGCGCATTGTGCTAGTAGATAACCGAACATCCGACTACGGTTCATACGACACAGATGCCTTAAAGCGCCTAATCACGTCATTGCCAGATTGGAAAGGCACGGGTTATGACGCATCAGATGTCTCGGAGTTACTAGGCGGGGGAGCACCGAAAGCATCGCCTAACACAACCAGCACAACCAATTGCCGTATCGGTGACTTCTCTTTCAGGTCAGACAAACCGACAATGGCTAGATGGAGCGCGGGACTAACACTTGCAGATGTAGCCGAGAGATTAGGAATCCCAGACTTCTCGTTAACAGCACATGAGTTCGGTGCTGACCAATCGCGGGTAAACACATCACAGTGGAAGAAACTAAGACAACAAACACTCGTAAGAGATGACTACAAATGTCACTATTGCGGTGGAACAGCAAACGAGATAGACCACAAGACCTCATACACTAACGGGGGAACAGATGAACCAAGCAATTTGGTTGCTACCTGTACCCCGTGCAACAGAGCAAAGGGGGCGAACAATGACTTTTGATGAATGGAAAGAATTAGTTCTAACAAGGAATCAAATCAAAGAAGCGCCAGAGCACTCACTAATCATGGAAGTAATCGCGAACATGAAAAGCAATAGGGGTGACAGCCAACAGTGGGCAAAGCAGTTAGAGGACGCAATAGGTGTTGAGCCGATGATGGGCACAAACATTGACAAGGGTGATAGCAATGGCTGAACCAAAGAAAGTACCCGCTAAAAAAGTGGCACCCAAAAAGGCGACCAAGAAAACAGTTGGACGGGATACAAAACTCACTCCAGAGCGTCAGGAAACTATTCTCGAAGCGCTGAAAACTGGATGCTACATCGAAACCGCGTGCGTGTACGCAGGTATCTCAGTAGCGACAATGTATAACTGGTTTGAGCGTGGAAAGCGTGAAAGAGAACGGTTATTGGCATTTCCTGACGAAAAAATAAATGAAACCGAGGTTGCATTTTTAGAATTCTTGGAAGCAGTAGAAAAAGCACGAGCCACAGCGGAACTTCGAGCCGTTGCACAGATACAAAAAGCGGCGAGCGAAGGCACATGGCAAGCGGCGTCTTGGTATTTGGAACGCTCCGCACCTAAGCGTTGGGGACGCAAAGATTACACAGAACTTACGGGTGAAGATGGCGGTGCTATCCGTATTGACGTTGCTACAGATGAGTTAGAGCGCAAGATTCTAGAAATTGCATCACGGCGTACAGACGAAATCGAGATAGCAGACTAAACTTCAGTTATGCGTTTAGTTGACCGATTAATCTCGGCAGACCCCAAAGAGCGGATGCACATTTACGCATCGCTATCCCCGCAAGAACGCGGTGCCCTAAATGCGTTACTAGAGGACGAGATAAATAACCCGTGGTCACGTTTTGAAAAGAATCCAGTTGGATTCATTCAGGATGGCATGGGTGAAGTTCTATGGTCACGACAAAGAGAGATTGCTCAAGCATTAATTGATAACCAGCGTGTAGCCGTACCCGCTTGCCATGGACCTGGAAAATCTCACCTTGCGGCGCGAATCGTAGCGTGGTGGGTATCTTCACATCCAGTTGGAACATCTCTTGCGATTACGATTGCTCCGACACATCGTCAGGTTCGAAACATTATCTGGCCGCACATTCGCAGAGCGGCGACCCAAGCAGGGCTTGATGGCGAAGTATTGACCCAGACATGGAAACGAAACGGGGACACAGTTGCCTACGGATTCTCTCCCGCTGACCATGATGAATCGGCGGTACAGGGTATCCATTTGCCTAACCTGCTAATCGTGGTTGATGAAGCGGGCGGTATCGGAGCAAAGATTGGTCAATCACTTGAAGCGCTTATGACAGGTGGAAATACCCGATTACTACTATTGGGAAACCCACCGACAGACCAAGAAGATTCATGGTTTGAGCGTGCTTGTAATTCTCCGCTATACACAACGATTCCAATTAGTGTGTATGACACCCCAAACTTTACGGGTGAAGAAACAGGTGATTGCTCATCATGCCCGCCGAACATTCCGAAGCACAAAGTTGCCACTCACCTAGTTGACCAGCGTTGGACAGATGACGTCATTAGCGAATTCGGGGCTGATTCCCCATTCGTGGAAGCGCGTGTGCACGCAAGATTCCCAAGAGCGGTATCTAACAAAGTCATCC